TGTCACTAAAATTTACAGGGATGCCAGGTCGCCAAATAGGGGCGCGATATGACAAGCGATGACAAACAACAAAGGGCAAGAGAAAAGGCGAACGCCCGGAAAGAAAAAAGCCGAAATCGCCGTTTATCTATGGGGATTGTTGACGTGCGTGTCGGGCTGGCTAAAACGGAAATGGCTCAGCTCGACGAGTTAATCGTTGCGCGCGCCGGTGAGGGTGAACCGTATGATAAAGATGAATACATTAGTACGTTGATACGCCGTGATCATGAGTCCTTGATTAAGCAGCAACAAAAGCACGCACAAACGCGGTGTCAAAAGTGCCATACATCACCGCCTAATTGTGAGGGGTTATTTAAAGGTGATCGCCAATGCGCGTTAGGGCGCTTTCATGCAAAGCTTAGGTTGTGACCCGTCACAAAGTTAGCGCGTTAAAAGATGTAAATACACGGTGAGTTTATTTTATAAACTTGGGGTTGATTTTGTTGGCGGGTTACTCTATTCTTTTCGATAACGTGGTGTTGTTGTCTTTAGGCACCGCCATGAATTAGCGTTATTTGCTCTCAGTTGCCCGGCTTTTGTCCGGGTTTTTTTATGCCTTAAATTTGGCTTAGCGACTCAACGGTTATTTATAGGTTATGAAAAATACATTATCTAGCGTGTCCGATTTGCCGGGCCGAGTTATCGCGTATATTGGCGGCGGCGGTGTGTCGTTGGCGAGTAACATCGTGACAGAAAGCAACACAAACGTTGTGGCATTAACCCCCGACATTATATCAACGGGCCATCTAATATCCCTTGGCGGCTTATTGGTTGTTGCTGGCCGTTTGGCGTTTGATATTTGGAAAGAGGTTGATAGACGCCGCAATAAAGGGAACGTTGACGATGAGTAATTTTAACCAGGCGCTTAACGATGTATTCAAACATGAGGGCGGGTTTAGCAACCTAACCTATGATCACGGCGGCGCCACTAATTACGGTATCAGTTTGCGGTTTTTAAAATCGGTGATTGATGGCGACATTAATGGTGACGGACATATTAATCTAACTGACATTAGAGCATTAACACCCGTGACCGCGACAACCTTTTACCATGTCTATTTTTGGCAACATTACCGCCTAGGCGAGATTCACGATCAGCGTGTCGCCACCAAGCTGTTTAATTGTTTCGTCAATATGAGAGGCAAAACGGCGGCGCTTATCGCACAGCGCGCCGCCAATGATTTACGCGCTAATGTGGTTGAGGATGGTGTGTTAGGTACGCAATCATTTAGCGCTATTAATGAACTCGATCATCAAAAGCTGTTTGATTGCATTAAGTGGCGTATGTGGCAAACCTACCGCGCCATCATTGATCACGACGTTAGCCAGGAACAGTTTGCTAATGGTTGGAGTAACCGAGCGTTTTCACCCGTTTAATTCATAACTATATAGGACAACCCCCATGAGAGTATTTAATTTAGTCATCGTTACCTTAGTTACCATGCTGATGTCTGTTGCAGTGATGGCCAGTACATCGCCGCCCGATATCCCCGTCGATTACACCGCATTATTGGTGGCGTTGTTAGGCGATAAAGCGGCCGTTGTATTGGCGGCTATTGGTGTGATTGGTTACGCCTGGGCGCACATTAGGCAGTTAATCCCGGGCACGTGGTTAGCCAAGTTGCCGCCCTGGGTGGTCTGGATTCTTGAAGTGATGGCCGCGAACAAAGGCCAGTCAGAGAACAATATTTACACTGACCCAGCTTTCAAAAAGGCCGGGCGGGCACGTGAATAAACTCACGGCCATTGTATTGGCGCTTAGCCGATTTATTAAAGAGCTTAACCGCTACCGGGCTAGCGCCGCTAAACGTAAACGAGAGAAACGCCGCGATGAGATTAAGAAGAACCCAACGAAACGTTTTAGTCAGTTGTTTGGCGGCCGTGCTAGCCGCATCGTGCGCCGCGATGGTGCCGACGCTCCCACCGTGCGACCCGACACCCCCGACGCTGGTGTGGACTGAAACCGCTGATAGTTCGGTGGTGTTACCCCCTGACTCACAAGCGGCGATGCTCAATTACATCGAAGACTTACGCGAGTGTTTAACGTACTACCAAGCTAACCCCGGTTAGTCATTACCACCCTTTGTTTTAGCAGACTGATAGCCAAGTAGATTACCCCATAACGCCACCCCTGATCCGGTTGGCGCGAATGACAGGCTAACGCCATTTGACACTCACTATCAGTCTGCGCCTTAAATATCCCTTGTATATTCAATGAGTATCTAAAGGATATCTAATGCCCCCAAGAATACCGAGGCCGTGCCGCTTCAACGGCTGCCCTAAGTTAACCAGTGATCGCGCGGGTTATTGTGACGCTCACAAAAACACGGGTTGGACAGACCATCAACGCGGATTAACGACTACCCAGCGCGGCTATGGCGCCGACTGGGAGAAGTTGAAACCCACTGTGCTAAAGCGTGACCACTACTTATGTCAACCGTGTAAGCGTGACCGCCGAGCAGTGCCGGCGCAAGAAGTAGATCACATTACAGCGAAGGCAGACGGCGGAACCAACGCATTAACTAACTTGGAATCGATATGTACGGCGTGTCATACGCTAAAAACAAGCCAAGATAAGTTAAAAAGAAGGCGTTAACTTCACATAATCACCCTTAAATTTTGATAAAAGTAACTCAATTTATGCGCTTATTAATAAAAATACACCCACGTTCTGATCGTTTAATCGATCATTCGTCAGCACGCCGCGCTGTTAAATGCTTGGCGTTATGGTGTGGATTGGTTGGGCTGCTCAATGCTAAATGTATCACGGCTTTGCGTGGTGTTTTTATGCCTTGTTGCCGCCGCCTGATGGTAGGGGGGCGGGTGAAATCGCTATCACCTAATCCATACATGACCGTCTGATAAGGGATATTTTTACGCGTATCGAATAAGGATCTTTTTTTTAGAAATCTGAAAGTAACGAGATCGTTAAACGAATACGCCCAAGCGTGACCCGTCACAAGGTAAGGATTTAAGATGGCTAGAGCCGCCGGCGCAGGTCAAAAAAAGCAAGGGCCAATGACCGCCCCTAGTAACGAAGTGCTAGATGAAATAACGCCGCCGCCCCAATTGCGTGATGACCACGCTGTCAATATTTGGGCCACGCAAAGTCAAGTGCTGCTTAAGCGCCAAATTTTAACGGTGGCTTATGCGCCGATGTTGTTGGCGTACTGCAACAGTTTTAGTTTGATGCTTGAAGCCGATAAAGCAATCAACAAGAACGGATTAACCGTGACGAGTGCGGCGGGCGGCGCCAAGAAAAACCCGGAGCTTAACGCCCGTAATGATGCGATTAACTCAATGACGCGCTTAGGATCGTTACTGGGCCTTGACCCCACAAGTTACCAACGCATGACGGGCGGCGGCGGTGGTGATGGCACTGATAATAAACCAAACCCTTATAGCGAGTTTGCAAATTAACGAGTAAACCAATGGCAAAATTCCCCCACGTTAACGCGGCGGCAAAATACGCCCGTGATATCGTGAGCGGTAAAATTGTCGCGTGCCTGTATGTGAAACAAGCGTGTCAACGCCACCTTGATGATTTACACGCCAGCAAGGCCAAAAACTACCCGTACAAATACAACAAAACCAAAGCGGAACGCGCGTGCCGTTTTATGCACTTGTTGCCTCACACAAAGGGAAAGTGGGCTAAAAAGCCCATCGCGGATCGCTTGATTGTATTAGAGCCGTGGCAATTGTTTTTACATGCTGTGATTTATGGCTGGGAAAAAAAGAAAGATAAAACCCGGCGTTTTACCACGGTTTACATTGAAGTGCCGCGTAAAAACGGTAAAAGCATTATTGCCGCTGGGAATGCGCTTTACACCTTTGGCGCTGATGATGAATACGCCGCTGAGGTGTATTGCGGCGCTACGACAGAAAAACAAGCGTGGGAAGTATTTAAACCCGCCCGTCAAATGGTTAAAGCGGTGCCGCAACTGCGCCAAGCGCTTGACATTGAAATTCACGCTAAAAAGTTAACCCGCTCAGACGGCGCTGTTTTTGAGCCGATGATAGGCGATCCCGGTGATGGCTCTAGCCCACATTGCGCAATAGTTGATGAGTACCACGAACACGACGGCCCCGAACTATTCGACACCATGCAAACGGGCATGGGCGCCCGAGAGCAACCGATTATTTTTGTGATCACCACCGCCGGCTCCAACATCGCCGGCCCGTGTAAAGATTTACATGATGACGTGGTTAAAATGTTAAGCGGCGCCGTGACGGCGGGTGTCGATGATTTATTCGGAATTATTTACACGATTGATGAGGGCGATGATTGGACCGACCCCGCCGTTTTAATCAAGGCGAACCCAAATTACGGGATCTCAGTTAAAGATGATTACCTGTTAGCGCAGCAACAACGGGCTATTCGTAACCCACGCTATACCAATGTATTTAAAACCAAACATTTAGATGTGTGGGTGAGCGCCTCATCGGCGTTTTTTAATGTAGAACATTGGAATGCCAGCGCTGATAGCACCTTAAAGATAGAAGATTTTATTGATTGTCCCGTTTGGTTTTCGCTGGATTTGGCGAGCAAATTAGATATCACCTCATTTATTCAGCTCTTTACAAAAACTGATGATGATGGCCAGTTACATTTTTATTGTTTCAGTCGCCATTATTTACCCGAGGACACCGTCACCGATCACGACCAAAAGAACGCCAAAATTTACCAGCAATGGGTAGGTACGCAATGGCCCAACTCAGGCGGCGTCGCGTTAACGCAAACGGAGGGCGCCGAAATTGATTTTAATGACATTGCCGATGAAGTTATCGACCTGTCACATATTTATGATGTGCAAGAAGTGCCGCACGATCCGTGGGGCGCCACGCAGCTAGCGCACACATTAGCGGCGGAAGGGCTAACGGTGGTGAAAATACCGCAAACCACAATGCACTTGTCCCCAGGCATGAAAGAGCTTGAGGCCGCGCTAAAAGGCGGGCGATTCCATCACGATGGCAACCCTGTTTTAACCTGGATGATTGCTAACGTGGTATCGAAAGAAGATGCCAACGAAAATCATTTTCCAAGAAAAGACAAACGGGATCAGAAAATTGACGGCGCCGTTGCGCTAATTATGGCCGCTGGTCGCACCATATTAGGGGCGGAAGAAGACCCCACACCGAACGTTAGGATGCTATGAAAATTTTTAATCGATTGTTCAACAAAAAAAACGCGCAAACCAGTGCCGATTTATTAGAGCTCTTATCGCCCTGGGTTGACGCTGAATCAGGGGTGTCGATAACCCCTCAAAACGCGATGCAAATTAGCACCGTATTCAGTTGCGTTAAAGTATTAGCGGAAAGCGTCGGCATGTTGCCGTTAAATTTATTTGAAGTGACGGGTACTAGCAGAGAAAAAGCCACCGATCATGCGCTTCATGCGCTGTTTCGTTTTGGTCCAAACGACTATATGACGGCTCAAGAGTATAAAGAACTGATCATGGTGCATTTGGCATTGCGGGGTAATCATTACAGTTTTATTAATAAAGTGAACGGGCGTATTCATGAGCTTTTGCCGTTAAACCCCGACGCGGTTATTCCTCGAATAAGTAATGATTGGGGGGTGACGTATACAGTGACCTTTTCTAATGGTGAAGTCAAAGAACTGGCTCAAGCTGATATTTTGCACATTAGATTACAAACGCTTGACGGCTTGACGGGCTTATCCCCCATTCAATGGGCTAAAAATACCCTTGGTCTTGCTAAAGCCACTGAGAATCACGGTTCTAGATTATTTAAAAATGGCGCGCGGCCCAGCGGTGGATTTAAAACGTCGGCAACTCTTAAGGATGATCAGTTTAAACGACTGCAAGAACGTCTAGAACTTGTGTCGGGTGAGTCTCAATTAAAGCCTTTCATTTTAGAGGGGGGCTTAGAGTGGGTAAATGTGGCCATGAGCAACGAAGATGCCCAGTTTTTAGAAACGAGAAAATACCAACGTTCTGAAA